AAGGTTGCCGCAAGCGATCAATCAGGCGATACGCTCAACAATTACGATGATGACCCTGAGCCAGCCCCGGAACAGCTTGATTAAAGCTGGTTTATGGCAGTTTTTAGAGCGTGTCAGCCCGAATCATCAGTGGCATCCGAATCACCTTAAACTCTGCCGAAACCGGCTTGACCGGGTAACAAACGGCGAAATCACACGATTGATGCTTTTCCTGCCACCACGGCACGGCAAAAGCGAACAATCAACGATTCACTATCCGGCCTATCGACTACTCCGCAACCAAACCATGCGGGTAATCGTCGGGGCCTATAATCACAGCCTTGCCTGCACATTCAGCCGACAGACACGGCGGCTCGTTAGTCGATTCGGTTTTCAGTTTGCAAACGATTCAAACAAGCAGAATCAGTGGTCGTCAGTCCACGGCGGCGGACTGTATGCGGTCGGCGTCGGCTCAGGGGTCACAGGCTACGGTGCCGATCTGGTCGTTATCGATGACCCAGTGAAGAGCCGCCAAGAGGCCGAATCACCCACCTACCGGGCAAGAGTTCTCGACTGGTATCAAAACGACCTCTACACCCGCCTTCACCCCGGCGCGGCTATCGTGCTGATCATGACCCGCTGGCACTCTCTCGACCTTGCAGGCCAACTGCTGGAAGAAGCGGATAACGGCGGCGAAAAGTGGGACGTGGTGAGCCTGCCAGCGATTGCCGAAGAAGGTGATACGCTAGGCAGAGAGCCGGGGGCGGCACTCTGGCCAGGTCGTTACAACGTCCAAGACTTCGACAGAATTAAGAAGGCCATTGGCTCTTATGCATTCTCAGCCCTCTATCAGCAGCGACCTAGCCCTAGATCTGGTGGCTTCTTCCGTCACGATTGGTTGCCTATTAGTGACCGGTGCGATAGCTCAGGGCTGGCTTGCCGCGCTTACGATACGGCAGCGACGCCGGGAGCGGGCGACTACACCGCCGGTGTCAGAATGTGCCGAATCGGTGATAAATACCGAATCACCCACGTTGTACGAGGGCAATGGTCTCCAGCCCAACGGCGAACCATCCAGCGACAAACCGCCGAAATAGACGGGCTGCAAACCATCGTTCACTTGGCACAAGACCCCGGTGCGGCGGGGGTTGATCAGGTGGAGCAAGACAAGATCAACTTGGCGGGGTTCGCGACTGTATCCGCTCGCCCAACAGGCTCCAAGGAAGTGCGGGCAATGCCGTTCGCGGCAGCATGTGAAGCTGGCCTTGTGGAGCTTGAGCGGGGCGACTGGAACAGGGCTTTCATTGATGAATTGTGCAGCTTCCCGACCGGTCAGCATGATGACCAAGTGGACGCCGCAGCCGACGCTTTCAACTACTTGAGCAGAAACGGCTCTTTTCAGTGGTTTTCCTAAACTAAATGCCTGATTATAACCCACTCAACTGGCTCCGCTCCAAGTCACTTCGCACGGGCGTTACTGCTGACACGACCGAGATCGACGTATCGGCATGGTCGGTCGATGTGATCAACGCATTAAGCGATGATTATGCCAATCTGGCCCGACCCTACTGCGACAACCCTGTTATCAGGGCCGCTATTGAGGCCATGCGGCGGAATGTCTGCAAGGCCACGCTTCAGGTCGGCTACTTTGATGAGGAAGGCGGATTCGAGCCGGTAGATCATCCGCTGCTGCAAATCTGGAAAGAACCCGCACCAGGCGAAACTGAATCAACGCTGGTTGAGTTCATTTATCAACAGCTTTTAGAGGACGGGAACGCCTACGTGCCTACCATCTCTGACAGAGACACCCAGACGGGTGGCACGATCAGAGAACTTCAGCCAATCCCTTACAGTTGGCTGCAAGTGCCGACATACGGGCAGGCCATCGGCGAAATCACCGAATACCCCTTTGTGGGCTTCGATGGTGGCAGGGGCTTCCAGTTCACTACCCCTCGCGAAAGAATGCTGCATTTCCGGGTCGGCAAGTCATCGACAACAGCCGCAAGGGGGCGTTCACCGCTTGAAGCGGTCAGGGCAGAGTTGGCACTGATCAAGCTGACAGCGATCTACGAAACAACCATCCTGAGCCGTTCCGGTGTCCCTTCTTGGCTGGTCAGTCTGACCGGCACGGGGGCGCAGATGATGACGAGCGATAACATCGCAGTCTTACAGTCTGACATCAAGCGGGCAGTCTCTGGCAAGGGTGTCGGCAGGCCATTGATTTTCAAGGGCGGCGAGCTTGACATCAAAACGCCGGGTTTCAGCCCGAAAGATTTATCAGTTCAGGAAATGACCGAAATCGCAGTCGCCCGTGTCTGCGGTGTCTTGGGCTGGTCGCCAATGTCGCTGAAACAACCCGACACCGGCAAGACATATAGCAACCTGATTGAAGCCAATCGGGCAAGCTGGCGAGATGCGATTATTCCATTCTTGGAACTGCTTTCAATGCAGCTTACAAGGCTGGTGCGAACATTGCCCACCGGCTATGACGGTGCAATTGCCCAGCCTGATAGCATGCTCACAGTCAGGTTTGACACCAGCCAGATTGAAGAGTTGGCAGCAGATACGAAAGCCTTGTCAGATCGAGCCGTGGCCTTGTATCAATCCGGCCTGTTGTCGCTCAATGAGGCTCGGCAGATTATGGGCTACGCTGAGATCGAGTCCGCCGAAGGCGGAGACACGCCAGCCGAAGCGGCAGAAGATGTTGCAGAAGGTGAGGCTGAATAATGCCTGCCGGGAATTGCAATCTTACAATAGAGCAAGGGGCCACCTGGTCACAGTCCATTCAATATCAGACGGCTAACGGGACGAATATCAGCCTATCCGGCTACACCATCCGCATGCAGGCCAGATCGGCATACACTGCTAATACGACACTTGACCTCTCAACCACAAACGGCAACATCACCATCACGTCAGCGGCCAATGGCACTTTCACCTTGCAGCAGACAGCCGCCCAAACGGCCAATCTGACAGCGGGCAGTTATGTTTACGATCTTGAACTGGTCAAGCCTGACACCACGGTTGATCGGCTGCTTTATGGCACGCTCACTGTCACGCCGGAAGTCACGCGCTAATGGCTGATATTATTGTCAGACAAGCCAATGCCACCAGCCTGACGATTCAGTCGTCAAGTAATCAGGTAATCGTGCGGCAACAGCCGAATAATACGGTTGTCGTACAGACGACCAGCAACAGCTATGTTCTGCCACCTGCCACCGCAAACACATTGGGCGGGATCATCGTTGGCGACAACCTGACCATCAACGCAAATGGCCTGTTGTCGGCACAAGCGGGCGGCGTCAGTACGTTCAATAATCGAACGGGGAACGTGACGCTAACGGCCAATGATGTTTCGGCGGTCGGCAATTCACTGTATTTCCCGCTCAATGCCAACATCGTTAGCGGCAACGCGACGATAGCAGGGCAGATCGACGCTTTTGGTAGTGGCAACGGCACGCTCAATACACGCCAAATTTACGGCATCAGTAAAACATCATCAGCAGGCGGGAATGATTTTCAGTTCGCATTCGGGATAAACTACCAGTCTGCCACTCAGGGCAGCGTGATTATGGCGAGGGCATTCAATCCGTCGATTGCCAGAGGCTTGAGCCAATCAGAGATACGCATCGACTACACAATTGCCGCCCTTGTTTCGACCAATAAGCAGCCCGACGGCACACTGTTTAGCCGCTCTTCGCTGGCTTCATCTTCCACTGGTTCAACGCTCTATTATGAGGACGCGACATCCTTATCTTTCATGGATGTCGGATCACAGGGGATTTTTTTCTTTGGCGTGACATTTGGGGTGAACAATTCGCCACCAGGGCCAAATGAGCTAATGACACGATCAACCTGCGACAATCGCTATGAGCCGATCACGAGGCGTAATTAATGCCATTTTCCGCATTAAAACACAAAGGTCTGATATTCGACGCGACCAGTGACGCCAATTTCACCGGCAACGGCATTCACTGTTATGGTGGGCTGGAATACTTCGTTGCGTGCTTTCCCACCGGTGCAAACGGCACACTGGAAGCCTATGAAATCGGGCAAAAGGTCGGGCTTTACAGCAGTAACGACAACGGCACGCTCTACTCTGAATGCGTGCTGGATAAGGGCAGCCTGGCAATCATTGCCAATAACGCCACGCTGTCAAACGTCACCGTTTGGGGCAGTGATTCAATCCTGACGCAAGGCCGGGGAGATGGACGCTACGCAACGCCATCGTGCCTGACATATACAAACCTGACCGGCACGCCACCGATTGCCACGAATACCACGCTGGGCATGATCAAAGTCGGCACCACGCTT